AACCTCCTCTCTTTCCTAATTTGGGACATCAAACTCCCTCATTAGTACTTAAGAAAAGGTTTCCGTCTGCCCAAGAGCCCAAGCCGTGAGGCTATGGTCTTCGGGATCCAGCTACTATTAGATTGAGTTCGGTAGTTTTCTACTACTTGCTCTTTCGCATGGAACCTGTTTCTCGTCTTGGCGAGGTCATTGTGAAATGACTTCTTTAATCCGTAACCATCCCTAAGGATTTCTTCGTGCAAAACATAAATTTCCGAGTTCCGGGTCTCTGGCGTCATTGGTTTACTAACGCCTCAGGCGTTATTACCTCTGACACCTCGACACAGAGCTCTGGCGCTTATGTGATACGCACGTCGACTGGTTACGTCGGACCTATCCCGAAAGTGAACCCAAAACCTATCCATAGTTATGATTTCAATGCGCAACAGATCTCTTTGAGACATGATGCTGCATATAATTATACCAATGGTACGCATGAGTACGCTTCCGGGCCTGGTCTTAGCGCTACTATCAATGGTGTGACTTTAAGTCCCGCTTACGATTGGACATCCCTTGAAAATCAAGCGTTGAATCGTCTTACTGACAAGGTCAGGGGCGATCTCGATGTCTCGATTGACTTGGCAGAGTCTGGGAAGACTCTAAAGATGTTGAAGCTGCAAGATCAGATTATTGACCTCTCAAAGACCTTTGTAAAAAGGTTTGGTCCTATTCGTGCTGCTTCCAAGGCATGGTTATCGTATACGTATGGTTTTAAACCTACGTTACAGACCTTGTATGGAATAGCCGATGAGAACCTTCGAGTTGTCATTAATAAGACCCAAAGGTACCGGGCGCGAGCTTCCGAAAATTGGTATCCGACTACTGCTTCTATCAATACTGTTGTCGGTCCTGTGGCATTTCCAATAGTCAAGGGTTCACCTGTAAAGGTGTCCGTGACTTATGGTTGTGATCTTAGGACCGATCAGTTTGATTTAGCTCGTTGGTCGTCACTAAACCCCGTAAGTATCGCGTGGGAACTGATGCCTTATTCGTTTGTAGTCGATTGGTTCTATAGTGTGGGGAGTTATCTCCGCAATATGGAAACCTATCTTCTATACGCGAATAAATTTCGTTCTGGTTACAAAACGAGATTTTCTGCATCAGACATACGTTTTCAAATCATCGATGTTGGTAAAAACGCAGGTGAGATTTCTCATTCCAGTATCTGGAAGGGGACTCTCAAACACGTTAATATCAATAGAGTTGCTTTGAATTCGTATCCAGCACCGCATCTACCTGTCCTTGGTGCGAATCTGGGTTCGTCTCGTCTCATCTCGGGTGCCGCCCTTTTAGGGAACATCCTTGGTAGATGAAATTCGTTGAACTTTCGGTTCGACTTTAACATACGATTTCTTCGTATATTTGGAGGTAGCTTTGGCTACAAACATCGTCCTCGCGGACGCACAGGGAACCCCTGTAAACCACACCTTCATCCCCGTGGGACGGGATGGGAACGACGTCTTCTGGTTCGAAGATCAATCTCAAGCCAATGCTATTGGCTTTTGGAAGATCTCGCTCAAGTTGACGAAGCCTCCCACCCCGGTGGCACAGACGAATTCGTCAGGCCGTACGATTCGCGCAGAAGTTGGTCTGCATGAGCCGATTCTCGAAACCGTGTCTAACAACACGGTCTCGGGCATTGCTCCTGCTCCGACCATCAGCTACGTTCCTCGTGTCCTGACGTCTTTCATCATGCCTGAGCGCTCTGCTCTGCTTGACCGCAAGAATTTGCGGAAGATGCTGCCCTTGCTCTTGGCCGATTCACAAGTTGTGAATATGGTCGAGAACCTGGTCTACGTCCAGTAAGTCTTTCTAAAGGACCTACTCATGCAGAAAATGCAACGCCTCTCTGGCGTCGAGCCCGCAGTTATGCGTGCTTTGCATAAGAGCCTCGTTCCCGGCTCAGTCTTTCCCTCTTCCTTCGACTATGTCGAAAAAGAGGTTAAGCCTGAAGCGTACAGTAGTGCAGATTCCTTCAAAAGGGACTATGCCTTCTATTCCTTTCTACGTAAGTGGAAAGGATTCAAAATAGATGGCGTCGACCCCGATGTTCAGGCTTTTGCAACTTGGAAGAAATCCGAGCTGATCTGCTTTGATACGAATAGACGTCTCTACTCTGAGTCCTCGACGGGTTCTTACTCCGTCGCGCCTGCATGGATCATCCATGCTCAGCGTAAAATTGCTCAGATACTAGGACGTTTAGACATTCATCGCATTTCACAACTGTGCCGGTTCGGCAATGGCGCTACTTACGACTTACGTCGTGGTAGCACTCATGCCGAGAAATCATGCAGACCTTCCATAACTTTCGACGCGATCCCCTGGGCGTGTCATGTCCTTAGTGGAGATGACTACCTAGGTTCGCTCGTCGGTCCCTTTTCCGATCTCACGATCGTAAGAGCAAACCGTATGGTTATGGTCCCCAAGACTGCTAAAACGCACCGCCCTATAGCGGCTGAACCTACTTTGAATAGTTATATTCAACAAGGTGTAGGCCGTTATATTCGAGGTCGTCTTATGCAGTTCGGCGTTAATCTTGATGACCAGACGATCAATCAAGATTACGCTCGTCGGGCTCTTATTGATGGCTTAAGCACCATCGACCTGAGCTCAGCGAGCGATACGCTTTGCGTCAATCTCGTCAAACTGCTCCTACCACGCGAGTGGTTCGAGCTCTTAGACGATTTACGATGTAAGTTCACTGAATACAAGGGAAAGACTTATGCGCTATCTAAGTTCTCTAGTATGGGCAACGCCTTTACTTTCGAACTGGAGTCGCTCATATTTCACTCCCTTATTGACAGTGTTCGTACATCTGACGTTTCTTCGGTGTACGGCGATGACTTGATTGTCAAAAACTGCGATTTCCGGGACACTTTACTCATTCTAAAGTGGGCCGGTTTCGTAGTAAATGAACTTAAGTCATTTAGTGAAGGCTCTCGTTTTTATGAGTCTTGTGGCAAGCACTATTTTGATGATGAGGAGGTTACTCCCTGTTATCAAAAAGATGTCTGCACTAGACCTCATGATTACGTGCGTCTTCACAATCGTCTTGTTCGTGCTGGCATACGCCTTAATCTCAGAGATGAGTTTAATGCAGCTGCTATCATCGTTCGAAACGAAAGCCGTCAACGATTCGGTCGCTACAGTCCCGGAATAGGTCCACTTGTGGAGTATGATGAATACTTCATTCGTGAGGACTATGCCTGGGCCGATCAGATCGTAGACCGTGTTCGCATTCGCTCTGCCGTTTCCTTACCGAAGGTGCAAACCGTTGGTGAGGATTGGCAGGTGATTGCTTATTACGGTCGCAAACTGAGGAGTCCCGGTTTTCTGAATCCTGACTCAAAAGGTCAAGTTTCTGAAAGCTTAGGACCAAAGCTTCTCGTTACCGAGAAGTACCATTGGCGTAGCGCGACCCTTATTTAGGGTCGCAGCTATCGTGTCTG